TCAACATCAACTACTGCAAATATTGTAGGAACCGCAGTAACATTTACCTACTATCAGAATAGTAATTATATACAAATTCCACCTTCAATTATTGGAGTGAATAAAGCATTCCAGTTTGGCGGCGGAATGGGACAAGGAATGTTCAATGTTAAATATCAAATGATGTTGAATGACGTTCTTGGTCTCAATGGATTTGGTGCATCTGGTTATGATTTGACATCTTATTCAATGACAATGGGTTACTTGGAGACAATTAACTTTATCCTGAATACTCATAAACAGATTAGATTTAATCAAAGGACAGATAGATTATATTTGGATATTGATTGGAGTGAGTTACAGGTTGGTGAGTTTCTTGTTCTTGATTGTTGGGCTGCCAATGATCCCAATGAGTATTCTAGAATTTGGAATGACTCATTCCTAAAACCATATGTAACTGCCCTTGTCAAAAAACAATGGGGGCAGAATTTAATTAAGTTCCAAGGCGTGAAACTTCCAGGTGGTATTGAATTTAATGGAAGACAAATTTACGAAGATGGCCAAACAGATCTTGATAAGATCAAAGAGAAGATGATGAGTACATATGAACTTCCACCTTTAGATCTTATTGGGTAATACATTATGCTCAACCCATTTTTCCTGAACGGTAGTAAAACTGAGCAGAATCTAGTCCAAAGTCTCGTCAACGAACAGTTGAGGATGTATGGAATAGAAGTCTATTACTTACCCAGAAGGTATGTTACAACTAATACTGTCATAAGAGAAGTCATTCAATCTGACTTTACTAATGCATATCCCCTTGAGGCGTATGTAGATAATTATGATGGTTATACTGGTCAAGGAACTATTCTTTCAAAATTTGGTATTGAGAATAGAGACGACTTACAACTTGTAATTTCGAGAGAACGATATGAAGATTATATTGCTCCATTAATTAAAGATATTCCTGATATTGAACTTTCTACAAGACCGAAGGAAGGAGACTTAATTTACTTCCCTCTTGGAGATAGGTTATTTGAAATTAAGTTTGTAGAACACGAACAACCTTTCTATCAACTCAAGAAAACCTATGTTTATGAGTTGAGATGTGAACTCTTCCGTTATGAAGATGAAGTTATCGATACTGGTATTGCTGATATCGATGATGAAATTGCACAAATTGGTTATATACAAACACTTGCATTAGTTGGTGCAGGTAGATCCGCAACAGCAACTGCAGAGATATGTCCTGCTGGTGCGGTTAACACTATAACCATTACCAACATGGGTAAGGATTATACAACACAACCCCAAGTTGGATTCTCTTCTGCACCTCCGGGAGGAATTACTGCAACAGGTATTGCATCAGTCAGTTACGATTATCCAAGTTGTACTGGTCAGAGTGGTAGAGTTTCTGCTATTCATATGACAAATGCTGGTTGTGGATATTCAGTTGCACCTTGGATTTCAATAACTGGTGATACTGGTGTTGGGGCATTTGCAAAGGCTGGTATTTCTACAGATGGTTCTGTTAGATCAATTACAGTTACTGATGGTGGGTCTGGTTATATTAAGGCACCAAACGTTTCTATTGGTTTAACTGCGGGTACTTACCCATTGTTTGACTCTACATTCTATCATTGGGATTCCTCCGCCCTTCACTTTGACTCACTATATCCATCGCCATCCAGATTTGCTGTTGGGTTTGCCACAATTACTGCAGGTATTGTTACTGCAATTTACATCGTTGATGGTGGTTCTGGATATGATCTTAACCCAATCGTTCATATTGACCCACCATTTGTTGATAATTCAGCGGTATCTATTGGTGGAATGTTTATCTTTAATGAAATTGTGACTGGTTCTCTATCTGGAACCACTGCAAGAGTTAAAGAATGGAACGGTGTCACAAACATTATAGAGATCAGTATTGTAAGTGGAAACTTTGTCCCTCAGGAGTATCTAACCGGTAGTACATCTGGTGCTAGATATGTAATTGGTGCGGTAGATACTTATGATATAGTCACACCATATGCAGATAATGAAACTATAGAAGCAGAAGCAGATGCAATTTTAGATTTCTCATCATCCAATCCATTTGGTATGCCGTGATAAAAAGTTGTTAAATAGAAGTATATGTCTTCAAAGTAATGTTTGAATATTTTTACAATGAGATCTTCAGATCTGTAATTATTGGATTTGGTTCATTATTTAATGGAATCGAGATTCAGCATAAAGATGAAAATGATTCTACCTTTAGTGTCATTAAAGTTCCTCTTGCTTATGGACCTACTCAAAAATTTCTTGCAAGATTAAAACAAAACCCGGATCTAAATGCTCCGGTTCAAATGACACTTCCGAGGATGTCATTTGAATTTACAAATCTTGCATATGACCCAACAAGGAAGTCAACTCAAACCCAAACGGTTGTGATGACAAGTCCTGATGGAACGGAAACAAAGAAGGCTTACCTTCCTGTTCCATATAATATGACAATTACTCTTTCAATTTACACCAAATTGAATGATGACATGCTTCAAGTTATTGAACAAATTGTTCCATATTTTCAACCAGGGTATACACTACCCATCAAGTTTTTAGGTAATTTAAAAGAAGTAGTCAATGTTCCAGTTCAATTGGACAACATTGATATGAGTGATGATTACGAAGGTAATTTTGATACGAGAAGGGCACTTATATACACACTAACATTTACGGCAAAAACTTATGTCTTTGGTCCTCTCAAAGATGTTTCTTCCGATATTATCAAGAAGGTTACTGTTGGATATGTTGCTGGTTCAACTAGTGGTAATTCATATGAAAGAGATGTTACATATCAAGTTACTCCAAGAGCAGTCAAAGATTATGATGGCGTAGTTGTAACTCTATTGGCGGAAAATGTTGATATGGTAGAAAATGTAATTGATGTTGACGATGGAACTACCATTTCAGTAAACTCATACATTTACATAGACAAAGAAGAAATGTTTGTCGAGAGTGTGACAGGTAACAAACTAGTAGTTAAGAGAGCACAAGATAATTCACCACTACAAAATCATTTACTTGGTGGAAAGGTATACGCAATCACTCAAGCAGATAATGCAAAAATTGAAGTTGGAGACAACTTCGGTTTTGATGGAAACGTTTTCTGAGGTAAATCATGGATAAGTATGAAAAGCTGAACGAAACTTTTGATGTGGAAGCAATAGAAGTACAACCAGAAAAAAATGCTATCGAAAAAAAGATTGAACATTATAAAAACTCCAAAGAAGATATCCGTAAAGACTACGAATATACCAGGGGTAATTTGTATTCGATCATTGAAAAAGGTCAAGAGGCAATCAACGGTATTCTTGAACTGGCACAAGAAAGTGAGATGCCTCGTGCATATGAAGTTGCAGGACAGTTAATTAAGAGTGTCTCTGATGCAACAGATAAGTTGATGGATCTTCAGAAGAAGTTGAAAGATGTTAATAGGGAGGAAGAGTCGAAAGGTCCAACAACGGTCAATAATGCACTGTTCGTAGGTTCAACTGCAGATCTTCAAAAGATGTTAAAGAATGCGGGTAAGGACCTAAATACCTAAAAAGATTGAAATGGCTGTCGAATCTATTAATATACAAATTGATAAGGGAACAGATTTTTCACAAAATTTTGTGATGAAGAACCCTGACCAGACCATTATCGATTTGACTGGATATACAGGGGTATCTAAAGTAAGAAAGTATCCTGAAGACACTAAGTATGTCCGAAGTTTTGCAGTTGGTATTGCATCAACTACGGGAACAATTACGTTGTCAATGGGTACTACAATTACTTCTGAATTAGTAGTAGGTAGGAATTACTACGATATCTTGGTAACATCAGGTTCTAGTATAGTTTCAAAGGTATTTGAGGGTTCTGTTATGGTAAATGCTACGATATCTGTGTAAAAAATGGAGAATTTAGGAAACTTCTTTTCTCTTATTGGCGAAGAAAAAAAGAAAGAGAAAGAAAAGACTAAAGAAATAGTTGGAGAGGTATCCCTTGGAGACCTTTTTACAAGTTTGGGTGAAGAAAAAAAGAAAGTTAAAGAAAAAAGTTTAGAAAAAGAGAAAGAATTAGAAAAAATTAAGAAAGATGCTAAAATTTTTGAAGCATTTTTGTTTAATGAAGCTGCAAAGGTAGAAAAAGATACTCAAAAAGAAGTAAAAGTTCTTGAGAAGGGACTTTTAAATCTCAAAAATCCATCTTATAAGTCAATTGATAGACTTATGAGAGGTATTTGTAAAAAATATGGTATTACTCCACTTCAATTACATAACCAATTTAAAGAAAAGCATAACGCTATACCTGACGAATGGATAAAACTTCAGAAGGAAGAAGTAGATACTAGTAATTGGAAAGATATCTATAAACCTTCCGATGTAGAGTCTGTAGATATTATTACACCTGAGCCATTACAACCGTCAGAAGGTCTTGGGAGTAGGTTAGTATCCAAAGAAGAAACTAGTATTGACAAGTCACTTCAGATTCTTGATCAACTTGTTACTGAAGAAGAAAAAATTAATGAATCCGAAACTGAAATTGCTCGTCTCAAACGTGAGATGGACCAACTTCGGAAGATGGTTAATGAGACGGCAAGAGTTGCTAGTGCTCAAGGTGGTGGTGGTGAAGTAAGACTTCAATATTTGGATGATATAAATTTTTCTGGAATTACAAGTGGATCATTATTACTTTATGATGGTCCAAGTAAAAAATGGGTTGGTATTGCTAGCAATTCTCTTCAGGTCCCCGATACT